CATAAAGTCACCAATCACAGACCCAGCGTTGTTAGTAGGTGGTGCAATCTCCTGACGTACTTCGGTCAACATGGTCATTGCCCAGTTGTATATAGCCTTCATGTCATAGTTAATTAGACCAAGGTTACGTGCAATGATGCCGCCTGTAAGGTTGCAAGCTATAAGGGCAGACCAAAAGCGCTCACGATTAGTCAGCTTCATTTCTTGGTCAATACGGGCTTGGACTGCACGTACCCCGCCAATGGCTTCTTCCAACTCGTTAACTAGGTAAGAACAGTAAATATCCCCTGCATGCCCATAGTTCTCCTTTAGCTGGTGGTCGAACATCTGCTTGGCTATTTGGGCAGGAATAATGTTGGTCGGATGTATCCTATACTCTAATAGGCGCATCATCTCTCCATCCGGACTGTTCTTGTGCACTCCTAGTTTTTCATAGAAGCTAGCGTTAGAACTGGCTAAAGACATGGTCTGCCAAGTAGTAGTGTTGGTACGAAGCTCGTTGGCGCTAGACTTAGAACGGTTTGCACCACGTCCTTGGGACATGCTATAGGCTAGGGTTGAGAAGTCCGCAGGGCTAATATTGGTTATCTCATCCACAGTAAACGGTAGGTTATTCATCACCCCCAAATGGATCATCTTGGCGGCTAGGGTGTCTTTCCAAATAGCGGCTAGCTTGTCGGGGTGTCCATATACGCTGTTGCACATATACAACGCTGTCGACTTACCTGTACCTGACTCCTTGTGGATGAGGTTTATGATTGCTCCGCTATGCCCAGTAAACTTTAAGAGAGGGGCCCCAAACGCTGTAAGAGCAGCGAACGCATGGGGTTCTAGCCCTGGGGCTGAGTAAAGGTTAAAGACCTCTTTCCACTTCTCTAATGTGCCCATAGGGTGCATATGATCCGCAAACTGCTTGGTAGCTGCCGAAGGGGGGCTATGGAAGATGCCATCCTTGCTAACTTCTCTGTCGCCAATAATGAACTTACTGTTCTTATCAGCCCATCCAAATTGTGTTCTCATAAGTTCTGCTTTCTTTTTGTATTGCAGCGTTTTGACAAATGTCATCACGTAATGCGTTATTAGGTCGTTTTGTTTCTTGTAACCTAGCACCCCGTTAGTAGCCAGTGCTTCTCTAAGCCTATCCTTAGAACCAACAATAGCCAGCGGAATAATAAAGTCACGTATGCCATCGGCGGGTAGATGCACTCGCATCAATACTACTTCTCCAATCTCAGGGTCTGGGTCTTTCATGCGCTTAACTACGTACAAGTCATGCTCGTACACGCACTTAGCTTCCTCTTCTTCCTCTTGCGACTGGATGTACACCCCACCATTACCGCCACGGAAGTACGGGTTTGGGTATGAGGGTATAGAAAGACTCATAACCCCTTCGGATTCTTCTTCTACCTCAGTATCTTCCGCCTTAACTACTTCCCTACCCAAGTTAATTGGGGACTTTATGCGTCCTTTCCAAGGGCAACCTTCGCACCCACCTGGGTTATGTTTCTCAAATGTTGAGCATGTATGGGCAAACTCTGTGTGACTTGCCTTAGCTTCGGTATCCTCAGGTGAGTAGTCTGAGTGCTGGTCTGAAATCTTGTGGATTGCAGTTTCCCTGTCTGTGCAACGGTGTGCAATTGAAAGGGCGCTAAACCATAGAGGCTCACTAATTGAATCTTGATTTTGATAGCAGTGCAACAACTGGGCGCATCCTTCACCCTTTGCACTACGCATCATGATTTTGCCAAACTTAAACGTAGTATTGGCAGCCATAGCTTTTTGTAACTCAGATAGCTCTTGGGTTACTTTAGGCTGAAAGGCTTTCTCTGATACACCTAGGATGTTCTTTATATCTTCGTACTCAACATCGCCCGCGCTGATGTCGATTACTTCTACTGGCTTAGGTGGTTCATCCTTAAAGTTAAACGTGCCGGGAATCCTAAGCACACGAGCCGCTTCAAACACAGAAGCATCTACATATAACTTTTGTATAACACACAACTCGTTCAAACGATTAGCTACTGGTTCCCACTCAGCACGAGTTACGGGTGCACTAAGAGGCCAGTAAGCGTGTATGCCTCTGCCCGAATTTACTAAGATTGGCTTGGGGAGTCCGATAGTCTGACAGAACTTTTTAAATTCTTGTAAGGCTGTTGCTTGGTCAATATAGCCATCGGGTCTGCCAGTCTTTTCATTAATCTCCGCTTTAGATACTCCGCAGTCAAGGTCAATCCAAAATGCTTTAATTACCTTTACGTTATCTTTGGTGCGGTTATCGCTGGTCTCGAACTTAGAGCAACCGAAGTAAACATCTCTTTTTTGTGCTACGAATTCCTCAGAGGTCTCAATTACTTCTTCACGTGTTTGAACAAGCTTTTGTATTACGGACTTACCTTTGATCCCAAGCACAGCGTACCAGCCATCTTCGGCAAGCACCCTGTTTAATAGATCAATGTTAGTCATATTTGTTCTCGTTTTGTTAAAAATGGGGGGACTACTCCCCCCTCCGTTTTCACGGTCTTACAGTTTACTTAAGTCTAGCTAGTAGTTTGGCAATATTCTTGGCTTGGTCTGCTTTAGGGTCGTATGCCCCTACGAACCAGTTATATACAGTTTGCCGACTAACACCTAAATACTGTGAAATATCGACTACTGATACACCTTTTTTTATAGCAGTCCTACCAAGAGCTACACCGAGCCTATTCACATCTGCTTTTTTGTTTAGCAAAATAGTATGGGCGCTGTATCCTAAGCTCACTTTAGTTATCACTCCAAGCGCTAATTACATCAGCCAGTGCAGCTTTAGGTGTGGCAGTGGGCGCTTCTGCTTTCTTAGAGGCACGTTTAACAGGCTCCTGTACTTCCTCAACTTCAACCTCTTCTTTAAATACTGGGGCTGGAGCTTTAGCTTTAGCTGCTGGGGGTAACTTAACAACACCATCTTGCTGAGCTACGGTTAACTGAATAACTCGTTTGCTATCAGCACTTTGTTGTGCACCTTCTACAACATCAATCTCTTCATCAGTTAAATGACGAACAGGGGTGAACTTTAGTACGTCAGCAGTCTCATTCTCATCAAAAGAAATCTGAGTAATGATTCGGTCAATGCTCTCGCCGTTAGCTGGCAGGAACTTGATGTAGCTTTCAAATGGGTGGGTATTACCAACACCCTTACCAAACAAAGACTTGGCTGGGATATTGAACTGATATACATCGCCACTCATATCGCCTTCAAGCAATACCGCTACACGACGATTAAAACGACATGCACGACCTTTACCGCCTGTGCCTGAACCATCAATGTTCTGTGGGCAACTAGCGCAGTTTGCTGCTTGTGCATTAGCCGCTTTAGGGTCAGGTACATCGCCTAGGTTTGACCAGCAATCAGGCAGGGTAGGAGCCGCATCAGGGTCAAAGGAAGACGCATAGAACTGGCGGGATACTTTAGGTAGCGCATTGATAACAATGACGTTCATGTGACCGTCTTTAATCTTACCTGCTTCTTTACCATTTACGATACGGCGGAATACACCCTTAGCCATAGTGATACGGCGGGAAGTACTACTATTTGCACCAGCTAGTGACTTGGATAACTCACTGACCTCACGACCAGCTACAGGGGATGAATCTTGTTTAAAAATAGAAATGTTGCTCATGATTTGCTCCTTCTAACGACCACGGTGTATTTTCTGTCTGCTTGCAAACCAGCAGGTAACAGTTCGGGATTCTCTTCGAGAAACTGCTTAAGGTTAGTTTGATGTAACCTTTTCTCGAGCAGGGGGTATGCATCATTTTCTTGTATAAACTGATACATAGAATCCCAATCAGTCGTCCAGTACCGTGTATCCACTTTACGAATGATTGTCCCTGCTGGTGTCTTGATGCTGTCGGCATTGTTTTCGTAACATACCTCTAGCATTTCTTCTGCTAATAAATCTTGTTGCTCTTTTAATGCTGCATCTTGAGACTCAAACTGCTCTTTTAACTCGGCACGTTTGTCTCTTATCTTTATGTATGTTTCAGCCAATACATCGGCTGGTATCTCGTGTAGATTGTCCATGTTAGCTCCTTTGTTACTACGACTCTATACTACCACACTCTTTGACAATGTCAAGCTATATCTGAAATAATTTCTTGCCTGTATAAGTCTATTATTTTTGTGTGGTTGTCTATGTTACTACTAAGCATGTTATATAACTTAGCTTCTACTTCACTGCCCTTGATGTGCACTATTGTCATAGCGTTCTTTTGACCAGGGCGGTTAATACGTGCATTGGCTTGTAAGTAAGTCTCTACGCTAGTCACAGGAGCGTACCAAATTATTACGTTGGCGGCTGTTAGTGTTAACCCGTGTGACGCAGCTTGAGGCTGTATGATGAGCGCTCGCACGTTGTCTGTCTCTTGAAAGTCATTAATTATTTCGTGCCTTTTATTGACACTAACTTGCCCATTAATAACGTCACACGTTATGCCCGCTTTGGTAAGGTATATCTTTAGTAGTTCTATAGTATGGGTAAACGGAACAAACACCAGGACCTTGTGCGAAGCCTCTTCAATAACTTCTTGGATTGCACGTAGTCGGTTGCTTACGTCAAACTCTATAACTTCTCTAGTATCCGTATAGACCGCACCACCAGAGATCTGAAGTAGCTTATTGATATTAGTCGCTGCGTTTACGGAAGTTACTTGCTCACCATCGGCAGACATAGTCATCTGCTTTTTAAGCACCTTGTAATACTTGAGTTGTTGGGCTGTAAGAGGTGCATCACGTTCTACAAAAGTTACATCAGGCAAGTCTAAGCATTGGTCTTTCTCAAACCGAATGGCTGGTTGTAACACGGTATGTACTATCTGTTGAGCTTGTGGCTTAGGTAGCCAACGATACATGCCCACTTTGTACATAACTTGGTCACGAAACTGACCATAGAACTTTGGTGTGTTGTCGGGGTTGATAATCTTTGCTAATCCGTAAGCATCTACAGGAGATTGGGCTGCCGGCGTACCCGTTAACATCCATATGCCTTTTACCTTACCAGCAACTTCTCTAAGGGTCTTCCAGCGCGTTGTTTGGGCATTCTTATAAGCACTGGCTTCGTCAACTACAACTAGGTCAAAGCCCCCATTGGTGATGTCTTCTTTAACAATCTCTACACCATCAAAGTTAATGATGACAAACTCAGCGCCTTGTTTGATTAGCTTGCGTCTTTGTTTAGCATCGCCATGAGCAACATCGCATGTGCGGTGGATGGCAAACTTAAATAAGTCCTGTTGCCATGCGGACTTCATAATAGACAGGGGGCATATAACTAGCACACGTTTTACTACCCCAAGATTCATAAGGTAGTCACATGCCCATATTACGCTAGCCGTTTTACCCGTACCTTGCTCGTTAAAGCAGAAGGCTTTTCGGTTAAGCGTTAGAAACTCAGCAGTCTGCTTCTGATGCGTAAAAGGCTTGTACTTTCCAGGCCAGTCGTAGTCCGTTAGGATGCTACTTTTTTGAGACATTCCGTTTGACTGTGTGGTCTGAGTTTCTACTGAACGAGCGGTTACTGCTAGCGGATTTAACTTTGAGATTACCTTTAGAACTTGAGCCCCCCTTGCTGAGGGGTCTAATGTGGTCGACGTCTTTTCCATCTCCTTTTGATACCCTTCCTTCTTTCATTAATTGGGCACGTGCTCTGTTCCGTGCAACTCTATTTTTAATTTGCTCAGGGGTGCTCTCATAAGCTGTGGCTTGTGCGTATTTACGATCTGCTTTGTTTTTGTATGGCATTTTTATCCCTCCCAGTATCCATGCTTATCTGTAATTGTGCCGTAAAAGGGTATAGTCATCAAGCCAGCTTTTTGAAGAGCGTATTTAAACCCACCCCGTTCAAAAGAACCAAGAATTTGTACCCGCACTGCTTGCACTTCGTTTTCTCCGTACCATTTATCGCCTACTTTAAAAGCCAAATTTAATCCGTAAGAACCACCATTATCGGAATTAATATCTATGTAGCTTTGGCAAGCAGTTTTATCGTCATACTCACCTATACCAAATTCAATACTTAAATTAGAAGCTGGGTCAGTGTGTTCGTATTTAAACTCAGGTTTTTTATTAGGTATAGGACAATTCACCATGCCGTATGTTCTTTTACTCATTTTCTTCTCTCCCTATAGTTTTGGCATGTCTTAACAGGACACCAACCGCAGAGTGGGCTTGATACCGCATTCCATACCCCTGTTTCCATAGCCTTTTCAAGGCGCTCTAAGTCAAACCGAACGTGTTCAAAATAGGCTAATTTGTGTTGTGAATTGTGTTCTTTATTAACAAATTCGTTACTGACTACGAATATCAAAGCAGACTTAAGCGTTCTAAGTTCTGGGAAGTGAGCAAATACTGCACCCGCTAGTAAATCCAACTGTTTTAAGTCAGCGTACTTTGCGTTCTTACTGCTCTTGTAATCCACTAGGTAGCCTTCGTCGCCATTAACAATCAGCAAGTCAGCAATACCCCGATACCACGCGTCTTTATCGTAGAACCCACAAGGATTAAGTCTGCCATTCTTATTAGATACACCTAGTTCAATCTCAGTATGCTTTTCACCTGGGATGTTCTTAAGCGCATCAACTGTATTTTGTATAAAAGCAAACTGCGGTGGGATGGGTGTGCCATCTTTGATGTAGTCTTCCGCAGCTTTATGTAGTTCTTTACCATATACAGTAGCTTCACTGCCATCATCTTTTACATCCTTAGCAACCTTCAAGTGGTAATACTTCTTTGGGCATTGCTGGAATGTTTTTAAACTACTGTATGACCATGCTGGCATATTATCTTCCGTATCTAGGGGCGCAAGTTACGTCGACTGGAACGTCCGAAAGCATCCCATTTATTTTACGACGAGACATAATCATAACTGGTCTAAGCCCACTAGACTCGCACTCCTGAACCGCAATGATGACTGAGTTTCGGCTCATTTGCGTAAGTTCTTTATCTACTAGTAATGTAGTATCAGGTAGCTTAGAGTTATCTATGTAGGGAGACGACGAGCATGCCCCCAGCAACCCACATGTTAACAACACTAACTTTTTCATTTTTTCCTCACTTTGTAAAATGCTTTTCTTCTTGGTACTTTTCCTATTGTGTAAACCACATCTACTAATCCCTCAAACTTTGGCACTATGTAACTCTGCTTTAACAATGGTAAGACCTCATCTAACACTTCATTTATAGTCAGCTTTGCGGGCATACTGCCTTTTCGTTTTAACCGCTGCAATTCCAAGCTCTTCTTCCTTATTGTTTCTTGCTTCAACAAGCATGTCTGCTATATCCCATATTGCTTTTGGGTTTATCTCACCCTTAATTGCAAACCCCATGGCTAGCATAAATGCAAAGCAATCTTTTCTATCTTCATCGTTCATTGTTTACTCGGTTTTTTAAGTTTTAAATTGTGTTTAGCAAGCTCTTCTTTAATATTTTTTAAAGTTAGCTTACCCATATTAGGTATCTTGATTAGTTCATTTTCTGTTTTACTAAGTAAATCTTTAAGGGTAAGAATGTTATCCGCTTTTAAACAGTTCAAAGCACGTTGATTAAATTCAAACCTTTCATCGTTTTCAATAGCTTCCTTCCTAGTCTTTTCTCTTTCATCCCATGCTTTAGCATTCTTTTTTATCTCGTCTTGCTTAAGGATTTCAACTATTTTTGGGTTAGCATTAAGTTCCCTGAGCCTTTCGTAAGCACGTTCAAGATGAGCGTGTGTTCTTTCGTATGCTTTCTTATACGAATTTAGGCTTTCTTGTTGCGTATTGGTTTGAACTAAATCGTTGCCCGCAAACTTACTAAAGTTAACCATCTCTGATATTGAATTGAACTCCACGTGAATTTTCATTTAACACTCTCCATAGTTATTACCAACACCTGACTCGCAACTTAGAGGCAACTCCAATGCCCACTTAGGTCGCATCTTCATGCACAACTCAACGTACTCTTGAGCTGTTTCTGCTTCCGTATCAGGTACTACGCAAGCAATCGCATCATGCACAGTCATTACAACTTTGTATTTCTTTGCTACTCGCAACATCTGCTCACCGATAATGATTCGAGCCAATGCTTGGCAAACATTCTCAATGACCTTCCCACCATATATTCTGTTAGGTATAGTCGCCTTACCCTTTCTGGTGTCGTAAACATATTCGGTCTTGCCTTGTTCGTTGGTAATCTTGCGTAGGTTTGGGTACTTCATATACAACCCATTTGGTAAGCGAATACCTTTTGTACCCTCAACCATCAGCACTCCAGCCCGACCCAAAGCCATGGTTTGATTGTTAATGATTGCATCTAAAGCTTTACCCGCTTTGCCCCACAAGGTAGGTATCCAGTCATATGTCTCACGATAGACTTGGATAATACGATTGGATTCCCCCTCCTCAATTTCCACGTTGAAAGCCTTGAGTTGGGTTTTGAATTTCGCACTGCCCATGCCGTAGCCACATCCCAATATCGTTGTCTTACCAACGAACCTTTCATCATTGCTAATTTCTTTTTCCGCTTTGTTATATATAGACGATGCCATGATTTTGTATACATCCTCGCCCCTTTCAAATGCATCAACCAAATCGTTTTGTTCAGCCAGCCACGCTAATGTTCTAGCCTCAATCTGTGATGAGTCGCTGTCAATAATCTTGTATCCATCAGGTGCAAATATTGCATTTTTAAGTGGGGATTTTCTTGGTAGGTTTTGCAAATTAACCTTGTCATCACCACCCCAGCGCCCAGTATGAGCTGCATAGTAGCGTAGGGGTATGGGTAGTAAGCCCCGATCCGAGATCCCGATAAAGCGTTCAGTCCTTGTTTCTTCTATAGTAGATTTAACACCGAGACGTGCCGACGCTAGCGCTTGTATTACTTCATCCTCATGTTCAAGCAATGCTTTAAAGCCTTCGTCTGTTTTAGCAAATGCCCAGGTTTCTTTTCCTGTTGCTGGACTTATCTTAGTAGGGGGTTCTTCACCTTGGGCTCTGAGTAATTCAGCAAACTTGTCGTTACTCATCAGGTGTTCTTTTTCTTTTTCGATGCTAGCTAACAGGCTTTCTTTTCTTTGTTGCACTTCGGATAAGTGGTCACGCAATAAATGTTTATCTAACACCAAAGCAGGCTCAGTAAACATACGGATGGTCAAGTCTATTAGCCGTAACTCAATAGGAGGAAAGCCAGCACTCGAATGCTTGAACAAGTCCATCGTAAGAATCACGTCGTTCTTGCAGTATTCCCCATACCTATCTAGTTCTTCGGAGGTAAAGTCAATCCTATGTTTGCTCTGTGCTTGTAGCACCTCTGTGCCTTTGACCCCTAAGTTATAGTGTTCAGCCAAAGTTTTTAAACTACCGCCAACTTCCGTGCCATGTATGGCTCTTGCCATTGATAGAGTATCTACAATTGCTTTGGGTTTTATATCAAATATAAAACTAAGGATAGCCATATCAAACATAGCGTTATGCGCAATGACCAAGTTTTTATCGAGTTCATATTTATCCAGTGCTTTTTTTAGTTGTACTTTAGTACCGCTATACCAAGTCGGCGCAGCGTCTTCTTCTTGTATGGCAAACCCAATTACCTCAAACTCCGACCCACGGATGTATTCCTCCGTAGTCAGCTTGGTCAATGAGTATGTTGGCGAGTAGTAGGTCTCGAAGTCTATGCAAAAAATCTTCATATCAATGCTTCCTCAAACTGCGACAAGTCCATCTTTGCTTTTGGTTTGCGAACACATTTAAATGTCCACCCCTCTCGCTGTTGAGTTACTTGTCTTGCTTCTTCTTGCCTACCTACAATTCGCATTACTTCCCCATTCTCATCTTTGATGATGTAGCTCATGGGTAGCGTAGCTTTCCAACAGAAGTTTTTGAGGTTGGTATCCGAGGTATTGTTAAAGTTACGTTTCCAACTGTAGCCGATGCGCTCAGGGAATTCCCCGAAAACGAAGATGATAGTTCCCTCGTATCTGTTAGCAGAGTATTCATAACTTTTTTAGTAAACAGGTCCCCCTGTAGTTGTTGCATGCCATCCCATATAGCTTTGATTTCTTTGTCGGTCAGGAATGCTAACTGGTCTTTGTAGTCCTTACCCCCATTGGTTCGCATCTCAACGGAAAGAAGAATGTCCCGCCATTTTGCAGGATACCCATCTCGTAGGGTGGGGATAAACTCATCAGGGTTACTGCTCATGCGTTCAAGTAATATCTGAACACCCTTATTCATTTCAACATCTGCCATCATTGTCCTCTTCTCCTAGCTTGCTAGCTAAGTATTTATCTAACATTGTTAGATTTAGCTCGTTAATAACGAAGGTCGTGCCACCCGCTTCACGGATGTCCGCCATTTCTTTTTCTTGTAACGCAGTAGGCTTATTAGTTCCCGCCTTGCACTCTACCGCAAGGAACTTCCCATTAAAACAACACACAACATCAGGCACACCTGAGCGACCAAAGCCATGTGTAGCGGGGAAAAAGTAATATATGCCGTAGCTCTTCAAGAGCTTAACGACTTTGTCTTTGACTTTCTTCTCGGGAGTTAGTGCCATGCCCCCATAATAACATGGGGTTTGACTTTGTCAAGGCACTAATAGAATTTATTTGAAGTGAGGGGGTATGTAGATTACCCGCCCCTCGTCGGGTTTTGAAAGGTCTAGCTAGCTGAATAAATTAAGGGGGACTAGCTAGAAGTAGATAAAGGTTTGCATCTACAAGGCTACTACAAAATCTACTTTGTAAATTACCCCCTGTATCTAACAATGTTAGGTTTTCTCTAAATTGGACACGATACGATTAAGATACCATTGTGCCTTCTTGAGGTTCTCCAACTTATTATCTTTGTGGTCGGCACGACTAATGTATTTGACCACATTACCTAGGTGATACCCTAACTCTTTGGCTTCTATAAAGTCTATAGTTTCAATACCACCCACCTTGTAATGACTTGGGTGATTGATTTTGTCGTCACGATACAGAGCCATTGATGCTACTGCGTTAGGTGCAAGTGTTGAAGGTTTCTGGCGAACGCTACCTTGGCTCTTCACTTTAGGCGCTGCGCTCTTAAGCTTAGCCTTACGCTGATATACGGATTGCACTGTTACCTTAAACAACTTGGCAATCGCACTAGCCTTTGCATCAGGGTTACTTGTTATGTATTTATTTAGTTTTTGTGATTTCTTGCTGAGTGTTCTCATTTGTAAGTCCTCTTTCTTTGTTAATAAATTGCTCTAAAACTTCCCGAATCTTTTTACTTTTGTTCGGGTAAGCCTCAAAAAATTGTGCTACTTCTACGCTAACTCTAAGGGGGAAGTAAACCATTGCGGGCTTACTAGCCTTACCTCTGCCTTTCTTTATTGACTCATTCATCATTCTCCTTTCGATGCTTCTCTGTTAATCTTAAATAGGTAATCATCACGATACTCAGTAGGTGGAACGAACCCATACCGCTTGAAGGTTTTCATTACATCCGAACCGCTTGCATATACAAACCTAGAGTTAGTATCAGTAGCCATAGGGATTACCCTTTCTTGTTTAGGTGGTATTTCATCTACTACACGCAATTTCTTTTTGAATAACATATCACTCTCCTAACATTGTTAGTTTTGTTGCAATACAACATAAGTCGTTGCATCTACACGACACCCAACACCGCTAATTATTTGGTTGTCTTCTACTAGCTTGAGCATACCAACACTTCTACGGATAAACTCAGGCAACTCTTCGCTTACTTTAATTTGAGTAGGCTCATTCTTGCGGAATATAGCATAGTTTTGACCATCTACATATACGAGATAGTGTTGGTCTTTACTGAACGCATCATGCACATGCTGACCCGCAATCTTTCGTTCTAACTTCTCAGGCATCTTATCCATGTCTACTGTGTTATTAGGAATATTTTCTTTTGCATAGTCTAAAAACTCTTCCCAATGCTTATGCACAATGAATCGTTTAGATGCTTCAACTAGTCTGTTCCACTCCCAATCAAACTTACTGCCTAAGTCATTAGCCACACGACTGACACATTGTTGGGCTCGGTTTTTAGCATCGCCTAACTTCTCGTCTAGGTTCTTCTTGCCAAAGAATTTGTCCACATGTTTCATGGCTTTCTTCTCATGGATTGTTTTCATGCCCGACCCACGCTCACGCATCTGTTGCACTCGGAAGTTATCAACACAATAACGATTGCCATGACTAGAGTAGCTATCTGTATATATCTGACCCAACTCTTCACGCTTGTCTAACACCTTAAAACATGTGGCTTGTAGGTCTTTCTTGACACTTTTGCCATTGATGTTGTCCCATGTATAGTTAGTGTTTTCTTCTTCAAATGTCCACTGTGGATACTTGAGTGCTAGCTTCTCAATTAAGGGTAGCAGGAACGGATTGATTACTGATTCCACCTTGACCCCATCACCCCTATCGGTTGTTTTAAGTTTTACATTATCGTAAGTCATACTAGTCTTTCATATAAATAATAAACAAAGCGTAGGCTAAAAATATCCATAGCACTAGCCCACTAAGTGCAAAGAATGTAACTATTAAAGTCCACATATATCCCCCTTACCAACTGAACTTGTTAAGAATCTCATCTACCTTGGACTTCACTTCTTTACGGCAGTCTGCACTCTCACGCACATCGTCAATGTCCAAACCTAACATTGTTAGTTCTAAGCTACGACGAGCATGCTCTAGCATTGGGTCTTTGGTTACATTCAAGTGAGTCAATAGACTGCACAACTCTTGATTGCTAGAGATAAGAGTATCGTGGTAACGCTTGTTGCTATCCTCGCCTTCGTCAGTTAGCTTCTCTGATAAGTGGGTCAATGCCTTGTGCAACTTCTCCCAAGGTTCACGCATTGCATCTGCTAGCCTATCGTTAAATGCCGACTCGTATTTGTTCTGCATCTCTACCATGTCCTGTTGCGGAATATCCAAGCGGAAGTCCCCACTCTCAGGCAACGGAGAGAATACCAATCGGAATCCAAACTTGCTACGCAACTCATCAATATCAGGGTAGTCGTAAGGATTAAACAAGTCGCCCATGTGATGCTTAGACAACTCAATCAGGTCTGCATAGTTCGTGTAGAAGTCTTGAATCATTACATTCATATTCTTCTCATACACATTCATGTTACTTTTGTAGTCCATAAACAGGCTTGTGGGTAGTAGCCTAGCACCTTTGTCCGACCAACTCAGGGTTGTCTGATTGTGGTAGAGCCTAGCCCTAGCAGCGTAGTCAGCTATCTTTTTACGCTTGTCAGTTCCCGCCATTAAGTTCTTACGCACTTGTGCCGAGTCCTTACTTGCACTATTACTTGCAAGCACACTATCGGTTGCACCCTTGTCCAACTTGTTAGCAGTCCAAACACTAATGTTCAGTTCTACCAATACCGCAGATGATGAAATACTCATGCTTACTTCTCCTCAGGTTTGCCCGCTAACTTAGCGAGGTTGTAAAAGTTTTTGCTCAATACCTTCATGGTGCATACTTCTTTATCTTGGGCATAGATGTGGTAAAGAGTCCCACCCTTTTCAGTAGAGCGATACTGTTCTTTGTATACTTCTGCATCCTTGAGTAGTTCTAACATTGTTAGAGCCTTGTCTGCATCCATTACATACTCAACACTCCACCCAAGACTTACGATTACTTTGCTCATACAATTACTCCTTGATATGTATTGTTTTACCAACTGGGGCATAAGTCTTTGAATTTCTAACAATAGTCCATAGAATCGGCGCATTCCATTCTTCTCCCCAAGTTCCAATGTAGCCATCAGTCAGCATGATGATTGCATCAGGTTTAATAGCGTTTTCTTTCAAGTAGTCCATTACGCATGTTGGGTCTGTCCCCCCACCACCCTTGGGTTGCGTAGAACTAACAATGTTAGATACTGTGTTTTGGTCATACTCCTCATGTCCCGCCACCGCCCCATCCCAATAAATCAAATCAACTTTCTCGGGGTGAACCTCTTGGGCAATCCCTTGGACTTCGGAAAGAAACTCTGATAGTTCCTTGCCCCCAACAGAGCCACTCGTGTCTACACCGATGACGAGATGACCCACCTTCTCTCCTATTAGAGTAGGCATATACACATCACCACCGAGGAAGCGACGATTGACTCTTCGCCAACTGCTAGCATCTTTGGCACTACAAGTAGAACGAACGAATTCTTTCAGCACCTCTTTCCAATCCACTTCGGGATGCATCAAGTCTTCTAGTTCACGATTGAGTCCACCCCCACCCTTGCCTACCAACTTCTCATGGGCAATGATTCCTTGGCGAATAGCTTGGTCAATCTCCTTGGCTAGTTCTTTCTTCTGCTCGTCGCTTAGTTCTTTCGCACCTTCCCAATCATGAGAGTCAATCCCATCACCCCCACCATATCCACCTTCGGGCTCTTCGTCTTTGAGAATATCAAACACTTGTTTAGCGTTCATTCCTCGGAAGCGTTCATCAACTAGACCTACTACCTTACCCTCATGCATGGGCATGGCGAGCATCTGTTGGTCTTTATCCATATCTACTAGCTGAAGATTGATTACATAGTCGCATGCCATGTTTGCAATCTGACTATTCTCTTCCCATAACTTTCGCCATATAAAGAGATGCCGATACGCTTTGTGCAATGTTTCGTGTAAGACTACGAATGCCAACTCCTTGTCGTCTAGTCGCTTGACAAACTCACGACCATAATTCTCATCACGACCATTCGTGTTTGCTGTGGGGACAAAGATGCTATCTACTACTCTAGTTTTACCGACAGTCATAAGACCAGACCACAATGCGAACTTAGGGTTACGCATGATGGCAATCTTAGTCTTGCTCAATCTGCGTTCTTCCTTGTCCTTCACTACCACTTGCTCTTGCTCTGCTATATCTAACATTGTTAGTTTCCCTTTTTCTTATCGTCAAAAAAATCCTCAAACTTATATCCGCGTTCAAACATGAGCCTTCGTAACTTACCGATAGCCCGTGTTTGAATCTGCCTTACTCTTTCTCTACTAATGTCAAACCCCTTATCAAGGCGTGGTCGCCCTCGTTGTTTAACTTTCTCAGTCATAGCAAGTCCTCATTCTTCTGCACCCAATCAGCAAACTTAGCTGAACTGAAAGCAACTGACTGCTTGCTCGGGGACTTGGCAATGTTGATAGCAAAGCATGCTTGCCACTCGGGTTCAAAGCGTTCAAGGTATGTCATGAACGGACTAATCGTATCCTTAGTAAGCTTAGCGATAGCACCGAATACAATAATTGCACAAGCACCCGCACCCTCAGGGACTTTGGCATGCTTAGGGTCTGCAATCACCGACTCCCATGTAGGAAGCTGGTCTGAAAACTCTATGTATGCTTGCATATCCCGACTCGCTGACTCGCCTACCGCACCACTCATTGCACATATCAGGCTATCCGTATCTAATTGGGAACGAACCTTAACAATGTTAGATACCCTCTCCAATGAACGAGGCGATACGAATGCTGACTGCACCTTCTTTGGGTTGAAGATGTATGGGTTGTCTGACTGTGATTCGTCTAGGTAACTAGCCATTGCATGTGGGAACTGCTTGACCCATGCGATAACCTCAGGTGCTATGTCGTTATTGATAGCCCACCCAATCCACTCATCAGCATCAGGCTTTCTTACATGTAGCGGAATAATACGATTCATACTATGGGCTTTCAGGGAATCGCCTACACCATCAGAGGATAGATTGCCTGTGAGAAAAGTGATTGACTCGGGATGGATTGAGATATCACCTAGTCGTGGGTTAGCCACCTCTAGCATCGGGTGCAACATGTTCTTAATGGGGTCTGCACCTTTCGTATACTCATCTAACATTGTTATGACTGGCTTGCCAAGATGAATCTTGAATCTACTGTTAGGGTAGTAGGCAGTAGTCTTTGTCTCCCTATCAATGACAGGCATAGCGATATCGCCTAAGTCCATGTTAGGCACATCAATGTAAGACACCTCGTGTTGGGGTAGGCTTACGGATAGCGTCTTAAGAATAGAAGATTTACCTATCCCTGGCTCACCTCGTAAAAAGTAGCGGTTCATCGGGGTTGATAAGATGATGTTGCAAGCCTGTGCGATTGATACAGTCTTACCGAAATTGATTTCTGCCATTTTGATTCCTTATATTAAAAGTTTGTTGCTGTATGATTAAACTACCTACTGTTACTACGCTACACCTAACATTGTTAGAAAATTCATGACTTAGCTGCTAAACGACAATACGAATTTCTAACTATACTATATTGTAACACAATTAGTATCCTATGTCAAGTTTTGCGGTGATGCACTAGCCTTCCCTAACATTGTTAGAGTGCAGTCTGTCCCATCCACCTTCAAAGTATTTCTTGTATGGGTCTTTCTTGATATCGCCTATCTCCCTGTGCT